GCAACTCGCCCTTGGAGTGCTCCAACTCCAGCTCTTCCCATGCGAAGTCGACGTCGTCGAACTTCAGCGTTGGGTGCTCCCGCTTGAGGTACAGGTACAGCAGCGCGCGCCGGCACTTGCTGTTGCCCTTCAGGACGTCCTGGCTGAACTCGGTGAAGTTCTTGCCGGTGAACCGCTCCAACATCTCCCGCTCGGCGGACATGAGCCGCTTGGGCTGGTACTTCCAGCGCTTCGGCTCGTCGCTGCCCTCGGGGTTGTAGACCAGATACATGGGTGGGTCTCCCGATCGGGCCCGGTTCGCGATGCGCCGGGCCATGTCTTCCATTGCCTGTTCGGCGGCCTGCTTGTAGATCCCTTCACGGCCCCGGAACGCGCGGTCGAACCACTCCAACTTGCCGCGCTGCTGCACCCACACGTCGCGATTGCCGTACACGGGGTGGCGCCAGCCGCTCGCCCTGTTCGTGCGCTTGGGGGCGTTGGCGAAGCCCCTGATGTTCTTGGTCTTGAAGGCCTTGACCCGGGCGCCGGACCAGCGTCCGCCGAGCTTGACCTCGGGCCGGATCTTCCGGGCGATCGACGTGCGCAGCGCGGGCTGTGCGCCGTGCAGGGACACCATGCCCATGATCGAGTCCTTGGCCTGTTGCGCGCCCGGGCGCAGGGCGTCGCGCATGTTGGCCGCGAGCTCCTTGCGCAGTTGCCTGCCGTCCTCCTCGGCGCGGAGGGCACGGGTGAGGGCCGCCAGCCCGTCGTGCGTCTCCACACCGAGGGAGAACGGCGGCCCGCCGGCCATCAGGCCGTCGCCCGGGCCACGGCCCCCGACGTCGGGAAGCTCATCGACACGCTGGCCTCGTCGCCGATCGACCCGGTGATCGGGTTCCAGCCGTTGATCAGGATGCTGCCCGTGTAGGCGGGGTTGGCGGTGGAACGGGCGCCCTGGTCGGCGCGCACCTCGAACGGCACGACCGTGCCGAGCAGGGGCCACATGATGGCGTCCAGCTGCGCGGCGGCGAAGTCGTTCAGGAAGTCGCAGCCCAGCTCACCGGACTTGAGGCCGCCGATGACTTCCTTCCAGCCCAGCGACGCGTAGTTGGTGACGTCCTTCTCCTCCACCTCGACCGACAACTCGGCCTTCTTCGTAAAGGTGTTCAGGACGTTGGCGTTGATGCTCAAGTACTCGGCGAGCAGAACCATCTTGGGCACGGCGGACCCCCTTTCAGGGCATGACGAAGGGCCCGGTAGCGGGCCGGGTACGAGGTGGGGCGGGGTGCTACTGGATGCCGAGCGCGGCGGCGAACAGGAACGACGGCGTCGTGCCGGAGATCGTCCACGCCACCCGCCACCACGTGTCCGTGATGGCCGTGCCCGCAGTGCGCAGGGTCTGCCCGCTCACTGCGGTGGCCGCGGCGAACGTCAGGCGGGTGGTGGGGCTGGCGAACGTGTTGTCCACGGAGGACTCGACGCGCGCGGTGATGGTCGGCGTGGCAGTGCCGGCCACCGAGAGGACGTGCAGCGCCGCGTACATCCGCTTGTTGACGGCCACGGCGCCAAGGTTGAGGCCCGTCCCGGTGCCGGTCGCGGTGCGGGCGGTGCCGGGCGGGTGGGCGAACTGGCCGCGCACCAGGGGCCACGCGGACTTGGCGGTGCCCGTCCACGGGGCGATCTCGCCGATCTCGCCGAACAGCTTGTAGTCCGAGCGCATGGCCTGCGTGAAGTACGCCAAGTCACCCACGGCCGCACCGCTGTTGGCGCTGATCGACCAGGGGCCGACGCCGCCGAGCTGCGCCCAGGACGCGTCATCGACCTTCGTGACGTCCAGGGCCTCCCACTGCCCTTCGCCGGAGATCTCCGCCGAGGCGATCCCGCCCACGACCTCCTTCCAGGCCTGCGAGCCGTAGTTCGTGGCGTCCTTGACCTCGGCCTCGGAGGACAATTCGATCTTGTTGGAGTTGCCCGTGAGGTCGACCCCGACGGCGAAGCACCGCACGTTGGTCAGGACGGTCTTACCCATCGTCGCCTCCCCTGCGGGTCCTGCGAGCGCGCGCGGCCGGTTTGTCGTCGACGGTCTCGGCGACGCCGGAAGCGACCAGGTGCGCGCCCTGCGCCGTCGGCACGTCGACCTCGTCGCCCTCGTCGGGCCACGGTTCGCCGTTGAGCATCGCGCCCTCGGGCTGCTGCTGGGTGATGCGGATGCGCATCATGTCCTCCCGTCTCCGATGACCCTGACGGCCAGCTCGGCGCCGACGTAGCTGTATCCGGCGTGCTCGTACCAGCGGTAGCCCTGCACGCGCTGCAGGTGGATGTCGTCGGCCAGGCCGCCCAGGGCCAGCTCGCCCGGGGCGCCGCGCGCCGCCGTGAACGCGACCTTGAGCGAGGCCTGGCCCGAGCCGGACAGCATCCCGTCGAGGATGCGCTGGGCCGAGCGGTCATCCGCGCGGCCGGCCAGCACGCGGCAGGTGATGAGCAGTTCATCGGTGCCGCGGCCCATGGTCTGGTCGTAGTTGACATCGACCTCGCCGACGAAGAAGCACGGGGCGACCACGGCATCGGGTACGTAACCGGTGCACGTCAACTTCCCGACCCCGGTCGGCAGGACGACGGCGACGCGGACGGCGTCCGCGATCGCGTCCTTGATGGGGGAGATCTGCACGCCGCCCCCTATCCGAAGCCGGGCAAGCAGTACGGCTCGATGAGCGCCCAGACGTCCGGGTCACGGCGGGACAGGTTGCGTACGCCCCACTCGGCCGAGCCGATGATGCCCTCGGGCGAGTCCTTGCGCTTGTAGAGCCGCGAGGACTGGATCAGGGATGCCTCGGTGATGTCCTCCGGCTCGGCCGGGTAGCCCCACCTGGTGGTGATCCGCACCCGCGAGGTGAACGTTCCCCAACTGCCCCGGCGGAGCAGGCCGGTGACCGGCTTCCCCTCGGCGAGCGCGTTGTCCGGCTGGGTCTCGTACCCGGTGACCAGGGACCAGGTCGAGCCGCTGCCGGTCTCGACCACCAGCTCGTCGACGTTGCCGATGTCGTCGACCAGGAGCAGGTCCCCGTCGGCCTCGCACACGACCCGTCCGGCGAGGCGGAACACACGAGAGGTGGCGGTGTCGTCCAGCCAGAACCGGCGCCCGGTCACCTTGTCGATGCCACGCGAGGAGGCGCCGAGGGCCGACATCAGCGGGGTGTCCCGGCTGGTGTCGCTGGCCTCGATCCCCAGGCGCTCCTTCAGCGCGGCCAGGTTGCCGTACTCGTGGGCCACCGGTCATCACTCTGCCAGCGGCGTGGACTGCGCCTCGGTCGAGGGCGTCGCCTCGGCGGGCTTGGCCTCGGCCTTCTTGACGGTCGACTTCCTGGCCGTCGGCCTCGCCGGCGGGGCGCTGGCGTCGGCGGTCTGCTGCGGCGCGGTGGTGCGCTCCTGCGGGCCGTCCTGCTCGGCGTCGTACCCGTAGTGCCTGAGCGACTCGTCGACCTGGCTGACGCGGTCCCCGTCGCCCTGGCTGACATACGCGGCGCGTTCCCGCTTCAGCGCGGCGATCATGTTCTCGTCTCGTGCCATGACTGCGGTTCCTCCTGCTACTCGGGGCGGATCCAGACGGACGCCCGATAGGTGGCGCTCGGCGTGGTGCCCGCGACGGTGGACGTGACGCGGACGTAGTTCTTCGTGACGGCCGCGTAGGCGACCCGGTTACCGGGCGCGGTCAGCTGTGTGATGGCGCTACCCGGGATCGCCGTCCAGCTGCTGCCGTCGGCCGACTCCTCCAGCGAGGCATCGAGCGTCGGCGGGCCGGTGGCCGCCGTGCAGTGCACGGCCAGCACGACATCGGCGGCGCCGCCGGCTGCCGCGACCGGACCACTCGTGAAGGTGCCGGCGCCCCGCGCGGCGGACGGCAGCGCGACGTCGGCAGTTACGTTCCTGAGCCCCACGGCCCATCTCCTTCGGTACGTGACGGACCCGGGCCCGGCAGCGGTCTGCCGGGCCCGGACGGGGTCAGAACGTCGGCTGAGCCAGCCCGGTGCCGCCGACCTTCTGCATGCCGTTGGTGTACCGGCCGAAGGTGTAGGCGAAGTACGAGTAGGCGACCAGCAGGA